TCACCCACTTGAATGGTATAATACACCAAAGAACCTTCTGTGGTGCAATCACGGATAGTAATTTCAGTCATCATTCAAATACTCGTGTTGGTGGGCTTGATATCGTAGCAGAGTTGGGATGCAGGATGGTGTGATACCCATAGTTTGTAGCACTTCTTCAAACCAATCTGCTGTAGCATCAATTACTGCTTGTGCTTCTGCTTCCTCATTAGGTGGTGCTGTTTGGAGAGCATTTTCAACCATCTTCAGTAGTTTTGTTTTGTCAGTAGTCATACTCCGTCTTCCTCATAGACACGATTTTTCACTATATTGATTTTATCGTATATTTCAATATGTCGATCAAACATAGTTTCATCAAAGAAATGTGATACCTGTTCTGGTGCTTGTTCCATGACCATATCACACAAATCCATAAAATCTTTTCCTACTTCACCATCATCGTATGCTTTTTTAATAAAACCATACCATGACTCAAGTTGAAGCACAGCACCTTCTTCCATAGCAAGGAAAATATCATGACTCTCAATTTCATCAAAATGGTGCTGTGTTTGAGTAACCATAACTTTAGCATTGATTTCAACACGAATCATGCCAAGTTCTTGAAGTGGTTGAGGTAAAGGCATGTGAGTGAGAGCACTGATATTATAATGCCCAACACCAAAATTAGAACGAACAGCACGAATAAATTTATCTACATTGATAACACTATTTTGTTCTCGTTGAGCATTGATACTCTCAAAATTAGCATCAGTTAGTTTATAAAGTGTTCCTTGTCCATTCAATTTTTTGACTTGAATAATAGGAGAATCTTGTTGATCAACAACTACTCCATTATCTGTGATTACATTGGTTGCTTGTGTAAATTCGGTCATTTGTTTGCCTCCAGTTGCTCAATCTTTTCATTCATGATACCAGTCAAGTCAAGTGTGCGTGGATCAATACCAGCATCAGTGCAATCCATGATAAACTCCATGAAGGCACCTAGAATGAGACAGGCACGGCGTTTGTCATGCTCTGTGATAATAGTATGTGGCAGAGCAACATAGTTTACCACATGCTCGTAGAGTTCATCGTAAGTCATCGGGGAAACTTGTGGTTACAATCAGGGCACAACCAGTGGTTGATTCGATCTTCATCAATCAACTCAACTCCTATCACACGACTATAGAAATAAGGTGGAGAATAGTTTTCCCAGTATTCTTGTGGAATGAGTTTTTCAACCCAATTTGCACCACATTCAGGGCAGTTCTCAAGTTTTGTGATGTCAGTGTAAGTCATTTGTATTGCTCCAGGACATCAATGAAATGTTGAATACAATCTTTGGGAATGTGAATGGTTTGGTATCCAGGACCATTGCCATCTTCTATACTGACAGTGCCACACTCATCAGTAGTGAAATCAAAACTCCAACCATCTTCTTCGTGCTCAATTTTGATGTGTTTGGTGATAGTGTAGGTCATTGGTTCACAGTTGATTGGGGCATTTAGATACTACCACAGTAATCGATGCAGCTTCAATACCAGGAGAGTTTGATATGACTCTCCTGACATTTGATCCACCATAAAGATCATTTGCTCGACTATATGCGAACAATACGGATTTGAGTGTGTCTGTTCCTCTGGAACGATGAGCGCAGAAATCAGATGCGACAGTGTTTAATAATGTCAGGAGTGTCAGTTCTACCATTACTTTGTCTTGGGAATTGTAAGTTGTTCCATTATAATTTGTTTTGGCAAGAAGTTCCAACAATAGTAACTCGAACTGAAAGTAATCTTATCATTGTCTCTACCATCAGGGCTGATAAACTTCATCCGTTTGTCAAACATCAACAGTTGCAGATCCTTGTCTTTGAACAACTGTTTCGGTGCAGAATCATTCAACCAAGTGTTAGTCATAATCAGAGCAAATGGCTTGTTGAATGACAATGCACGTTCAAAGAACTTACGCTTGTTTGTGAACGGTGGATTGGATACGATTACATCCCATTTGTGATACTCTGGTGCATAATCAAGGAAGTCACAACCGTCACGAACGTGAGAGTAGATAACTTCATTCTGTTCACTAATTTGTTTGACAAACTCACTCTCTTCCGTATCAAAAGGGCACCAGACAACAGCATCTTTTGGAATGTACTTCAGAATGGGAGTAACACCGTATGCAGGAGTATAACACTCATCATTGTTACCAGACGAGTACATTAACTTACCACTAGAGAACTTGGGTTCCATATTGTTTGATTTCTTTCGTGGAGATTGTGACACCGATGCGAGGATCTTTTGCATTACCATTCTTCTTGGTGGGATACTGTTTCTTGATTTTGGGAAGGAGAATCGCTAGGACTGAATCACAATCGAGTTTCCAGATCTCTGCGATTTTACCACCATCATAACGCGCATAATAGTGGTTAGGATATTTACCAATCTTATTCTCAATAATATAACGTTCTTGTTCTTCCCAACTATCTTGAACACTGATACCATTATACGTTGCATTGATGCGATCTGCAATCGTAGATTTATACTCAGCACCACCATCTTCATCAAATGCATCAGCACCACTGTAATCATCAGCAATACGATGCCCCAACACTCCCGCCATATGAATCTCACGGGAACGTGCATAGCTGAAAGGATCTCCCCAACCCTGTTCTTCACAAAGAGAATACATCTCTTCGTAGAGTTGTTGATAACGTTCTTCGGGAGTCATTGGTCTCTGTCGTTGATGTGGCTATTGTAGGGTATGGCCACCCCAGTGTGGGGTGGCCTGTACCAGTTCTCAAACCGTCACAGGTTTCTTAAAGTACAATCCAACACGTTGCATCATATCAATCAATGCAGCGTGAACATCATTCAATTCTTCCTCCATATCATAATCACGGGCATCATAGAAGTCAACAATATCAAACTCTTCCAGATTCACAGTGTGATTGTCGTAGATCGGAGCAGCAAACAATTCACCCTCAGTACACACGGTGTAGATGCAGCCGTGATTCTCAACAGTCAGGAAAACGCCAGTGAATTGAGTGTCTTTCATTGTAGGAAATGGTGAAGGTTTAATGCAGGAAATGTAGTGCCTCAACAGGCACAGGGGAAGTATTCTTGGGGCTCAGTCAGGAAGTCAGTCACCTCATAACCAATGTCAAGACGAGCAGCAACAGTCTCAATCATTTCTTTGCGGTTCATCAGACGCATCGACTTAGGTTCACCCAGAAACTTCAGAGTGTAGACAAACTTATCGGTGAGAATGTTGTGAGGGCGGAACTCAACAACCATTGCGTTGGATTGACCTTGTGAAGTCAGTTGCATTGGGGTGTCTCTCGATTACCTTTGTATTATAGGGGCTGGGGGGTCGCAGTGGCGGGATCAGTGGACAGCCGTGTGGCTGTCACAAGCCATTTCGTTTTGTCAATCATTTGATTGCAATGTGAACAACTCAATGCACTCCAGCCAAAGTGATACACTTTGACAGAATGATTGCAATCGGGGCAAGTAATTTCCTTGCCCTTCTGCCCTGTTCGGGTATAACGATTTACGAACATCATCAGTTCAGGTACAGATAGCCACCAGCCCAATCAGCATTCTCCAGAAGCCATTCCCGTTGTTCAATCAAACGCAGATCGAAACGAACACCCTTTGCAGGAGACTTCCAGGATGCAGACTTATAAACCTCACCAGTCTTACGATCAACGAAAGCGTGAACAGAACGTGAAGAACCAAGACGGTTGGGAGAATCACTAACTGACATAATGATTTTGTGATACTTACGACCAGATTCGATGATGTAATCATACCCACTGGGAGCATTATCACGCAGAGCAGCACACAACATCAGAGACCATTTCATCACATTGGTCTGAATCGTATCTTGAGCTTGTTGTTGAAGAGTGACGGTCATTTGGTGGTGTTCTCAACATAGCCAATATAACCGCCTGAGAGCCCTCTGGCACCCCCTGTAGGACAGTTTGAGAACTGTCACAGTGTCATCAGTCAAACTTAGCATTTACGCCAATAATCTTGGCGTTAGGGTGTTGTGCCTTCGCAACTTCTCTGGCCTCCTGGTAATCACGAGCGTAACATTCAACCGTGAAGACTTTACCAGAGACGTAACACTTTACCTCACATTTCATAGTTTGCCACCAACTTCTCCATCATATTTGACATCAATTTCAGGCCATCCTTCTTGTAGACCTTTTAGGTAGAATCTCGCACCAGAAATACAATCTTCTTCGGTTAGAGCAGAAACCAAACCATTTCCATCTTTATCAAAACTATGCCACAGAAATCGTGCTTTCTTGACATAGAAGGCATCATCAATAAGTTCCATAAGATTTTTCAATGATTATAACAGGTTTTGTGTCAGAGTTCCAGTGTCTGATTACTCCTGCAACAATGAAACAGTTAGTGATAAGATAAGTGAGAAATATAAAAGTCCGTACACCAGCCACGACATCTGATTCTTTGTCATCTTTGCTTGCCTTCTCGCCGATTGATTTAGCCCAGAATCGCCATAATGTTTTTTGTTTTTTCATTATGGATTTCTATTGTCGATATCTTTCAAAGAGTTGATTCCTCTGAACAACTTTGATTGTCGTATTAATCTTTGCATAGAAGCACCACTATCAGTATCTCTGATAAATCTACCACTAGAAGTAAGAGCAGACTTTAATTGTGATGACTTCTCAGGATCAACTAATTGTTCGCAGAATTGTTTATACGTTTTCATCATACATTAGAAGATAATGGTTTCTTATTTACTTTTGATTGTTGTTTGAACTGACCAGGGCCAAATCCAGTGATAGGGTCAACCAAGTAACGTTGTGGTGATGGATTATAAGAACCATCAGGTTTTTTCAATGGAGGCATTACTCTGAATGGTGAAAGTGATTTGATATCACTTGCAGCATTAACTTGTTCCATAAACTGTTGAAATGTTTTCATCAGATTCCTCCTCTAAAATGGAGTCTACGTTGATCGAACTTACGTTGTGCCGAACTTCTTGCCCAACTTGAAATAGGATCAGAACCAACTGGTTCGATTGGTTTAACCATACTGGCACCAAATCCCCCTCCACCACCACCACCTCGTAATCCAAGGCTTAAACCAGTGTTAGATCTAACTGATGCAGTTGTTGCTGATTTTGGAATCTGACCAGATCCAAGATTACGACTAAAGGCAGATTGCATTCTTTGGAATAGATTAGGTTGTGCAGTGGTTGTGGGAGTTGTAATGGATGGTTTTGGTGTTACTGCTGCTGGTTTTGGTGATAATCTGGATAAGAATGAAGAGAAGTTTGTTCCTTGTTGTGATGCAGGAACTCTCGTGACTTGAATGCCACTTCTATATCTCATTCTAGCTTCACGACCCTTCTCTGTTGCTGTGGGTTCTGGTTTTGGTTGTGGTTTTTGTACTGGTTGAGTTACCTTTGGTTTCCAGTCTACACCTTTATCAGTCAAAGCTCTTCTCAAATCTCTACGGAAGTTAAGAGGGCCTCTTGCGTCACTTCCACTTTTGGGTGAAGGAACTTGAGCTCCAGACTTATGTCTGTAGATGTTATGTTTGCCCCTATCTCTTATCATCTCAAATCCAAGTTCCTTAGCATATCTTGCATAAGGATCATCTGCCTCTAATATAAACTGTTGGAATGTTTTCATCAAAACAAAAAACCCTTCCTATTATTTAGAAAAGGCATCCTGAAACTCTCTACGTTTCACATACTCTAATTGACTCCACTGGTCAGAGTAACAGAGAACCAAAAGTCGTTCGTTACGATGTAGTGAACAGGCTTGATAGTTCTGTTCATTCTTGGGTCGGACTGATACTTCAATCGTGATATATTCTTTATCCTTGAAGTACACCCAACCCTCGACTCTATCGTTCCATTTGACATAATCATCGACTTGGGGTTCGTACATACTTACAGCCAGCGTTCGTTGTTCAGTGTCCAGGTGGTAACTTCAGCAATACGTTCCCGTACAGATTTAGCAGGTTCCCATCCCAGTTCTTTCATTTTTGTACCATCCAGAGCATAACGTAAGTCATGGCCTGGACGAGAAGAATGAAAGTCCACCAGATCATATTTAAGCTCTTTACCCTGTGCATCAGCAATGATCTGAGCCAGTTCAAGATTGTTCAGTTCTTCAGAACCAACAATGTTAAACTTCGGGCATTTTGCACCACCGTAGGTGGTCTCGATGAACTTTTTATCTGCAAGGAACAACACCGCAGAGGCCACATCATCAGCGTGAATGTAATGACGTGATCCAGGAATTGTACGGGTCGGATCACTGTGAATGGTCACAGTTTCACCATCACGAACCCGACGAATACACAGAGGAATATACTTCTCAGGATGTTGACGTTCACCAAACACATTCATTGTGTGAGTGATGTACACAGGTAGACCGTAGGTATTTTCATATGCAACAGCCAGTTCTTCTCCACCAGCTTTACTGGCACTATATGGGTTGGTGGAATTATACCGATCATTCTCCTGATATTTGATATCATCAGGCGCAGGGCCAAACACTTCATCTGTACTGAAATACAGGAAACGTTCCAGGTTATCTTGGGCCCGTGCGAACTCCAGAATGTTACACGTTCCCACCACATTATCCATCACGAACTCCATCGGATACTCAATACTGCGATCAACGTGTGAACCTGCAGCTAGATGGAGAACATAATCAACTTGACCGATCTCTTTACGAACCAGAGGATTCAGTTCAGCTTTGAGATCGTGAAACACAACACGAACACGTTTGCGTTCCTCTTCAGTGCAGCCGTACAGAAGAATGTCATTCAGTCGATTGAGATTACCACTATAATCCAGTCGATCAAGAGTGACAACATTCCAGTCAGTTTGTTTCAGAATACGAGCAATTAGGTGGTGGGCAATGAACCCAGCACCACCAGTAATAAGAGCAGTTGTCATTTAAGGCTTTCGGAAATATCGTTAAGGAAGATCCATTCATCGGGTTCTTCGGTGTCTACAACGAACTCGGTGAATAGTGCATGAGAATCATCAAACTGTTCTTGATCGACAAGATAGGACATCCGATCCATATAGAACTCTTCAATGGTCTCGATACATTGATAGTGCGTGTCTTCAGTCATACAAATGCGGACTCCAGAGGTGTGTGTTTGATGGGCATTGCAGTATAGTCTCGGGTGGTCAGGATGTCAACCACCTTTCCGACTTTCTTTCCATTTACAGGGCTATAGTAGGTGTCAGTCTTGGGGTTGTAGAATCCCCAGACGGTAAGGACTTGAGCACCATTGTTATAGTCATATTTGCGATGATGATGCAAACAAATACGAAGATGCTTGGCATCAAACTTCTCAACCACATAACTGTAACCTTTAGGTGGTGAATGTGGAAACGACTTCGGAAGGTTCATTGTTTGCAAGTTGAAAGACCTGGGCTTTACTCACGGCATCCATAATACCAGAGTCATAGTTGGAATCACACTCGTTACGCCAATCTTGCAACAGATCGTGACATTCCACATCACTGGAGGCAATGACATTAATCACGCCTCCATATTCTGAAGTTGGAAATGGAACCCAGTAATCAACAATGTAGATGTATTTCATATCAGATAGTGGTGTTACCCTTTTCCAGATCTTCAACCATACAATTCATCTCTTCTTCAGTCAGATTGAGAATAGAAGGGATATCATCGTTGATGTCACCAAAGTCAAAGATTTCGCCTTGCATATCAGCGATCTCAGACCACATTTCGTCGAACATTGGTTTTTCCTTGGTTACCTCCATAGTATAGGGTCAAAACGACGGAACCACGTCGTTGATTAGGCCAGTTTGAGAACTGTCCATCTGTTTCCATACGGCGTGCAGTTTATCATACAAAACCGATGCACTTCCGTATTCTCTTGCGATCATATTCTCATCTCGGTTTGATAGTAGTTGGAGTGCAGAGAGAATCACTCCAACCTCGTGAACATTCAGTGCAACTTCTGTTTCTGTCACCTAATTGTGTCTCCTTTACCTACTAAACTTCGTACCATCAATTCTGTGAACTTTTCCATCTTCTCTGGTGAAACTGTATGTGGTTGATAAGTTATGGCCTCTTTCAATGCCAACAACTCGTGCCATTCATCCTTTGATAGATTCTCAGTTCCAGTTCTTGACAGTGACATAGTGCTTCTCTTCTGTGTTCTAATTCTAACACTTGGATATCATACTATCTAGAAACTTAATGTTTTCTTTGGGATCACTGCAATCTATCTTCACACTTGGAATAGAAGATACCATTCACATAACAAGACTTACCAGGTTCATAGTATTTTACCATATTTGGTTTGGGTTGGTCAAGGTTACAATATTCACCTTGACCTTCTAGAAAATTATTGGCACATCCCACCATAAGTATGGGAACAAGAAAGTTAAGAGTGTACATTAACACTCATCCATTTTAAGAGGCCTAGTAACCTTACGAAGCTCATAAGATCCATCACCTCGATCGATCCACATCACACTATCACCTTCTTTCAGGTTCGCAGCTTCTAACAGATCATCAGGAAACTCGATATAATAATCACCACTCTCTTCTGATTGTTGAACAGGAAGGCGCCAAGTCTTGACCTTATCCTTTACAGGTTCTGGTGTCCATTCATAACCCCCTGCTGCTTTGATTGCCTCATATTCAGCATCAAGTCGTGCTCGCTTGTTGTAGTATTCTGCTTCACGCAGGTTATACTCACGATACTTATCCTTTTCTGATTCTTCTGGATAATAAGTCTCCTCCCAGAAATCTACCCACGATTTCTTACATTCTGGAGATGGATCATCACTAGAACAAACAGTGGGTTTATCATCAAATACAACGGGGCGATGGCCATTCAAGAGAGATAGAAGTTCATATGCACGACTTGCCTGTTTTTTATGATAGATACGACTCTCATTGACAACATTTTTAATAGTGTCATAGATTTCCTGAGGTGTTACCTCATCAGAACTGATTACATCGTGCATCCAGTTGTCAAGTTGCTCAAGTGAATACTTCTTGTAAGAGAAGTCAGTGTTGTAAGGATTAGAGGTCATCTAGATAGTCCTTGATTGATTGTTCCTATCATATCACAATATTCAAAAGATCCCATCAGCATTTTCAGTTATTTTAAGAAAGTCAATCTCTTGGTTTTGGTTTGTTGCACTCATTGCAATAAAAACTAAACTTTTCTTTGAAGTATTTTACCACCTGATAGTGATCTTTATCAAGTGGCTTTTCTTCCTGACATTTACTGCAAATCCTTGTCCTTTTTAAGAGACTTTCTGATTCTTTTGAGTTCTTTAAGTTCCCCTTTAATATTTTTATAAGCTGTTTCAGCATCTATTTTGCCTCCCATCTCAAGTGCAATAATGATATCTGCTCTCGTTCCAAAATGTGCCAATGCTTTTTCAAAATCATCAAGTTCATACATCTTTCTTTAACCATAACTCACAGGTCAAGATATTTATACGAGCATCAAGGTAGTTTTCCATCTCATAGAGAGCATTAGTAAGTCCAACATTTTCTTCTTCTAGGACCTTGATTCTATTCTCCAAATCCTCTAGCCTTTTCATTAGAGTATTGTCTTTGGAGTTCGATTTGAATCGAGACAAGATGTTGACAAAGAAACTTTTCATACTCATTACCCTCGATCAGTTTTGTCAGGTTGTTCACCTGCATTAAGGCCATCATTAACTTTTCTTTGATGTTCATCGAAGAGTTCTCTTGCAAGTTTGTCGGCATTACGTCTGATTGCATAACGAACAAGGGGATTGTCTGGGTTGTATCTTACCCACCACTTTAACTTCTCATAGTTCAGTCTAGACTCCTTCCAGAGAAGAACGACATACTTTGCAACACTCGCATCAGTTGCGACCAGATACGCACAAATGACAAATAGTGTCAACCAGGCATAATAAGTCATCTTCTTATAGTTTTCAGATATTCTATCACACTTTCACGAACTTCCATCAACTCATTGTAACACTTTTGATTGTGAGCACATTGACGAAGTTCGTGATCTGGTTTATATACATTTTCAATGAACAAATCCACTCCTCGATTCCATTTAATTTCTTTGGTTTCATTGTCCATCAGTGTCACCATCGTAGTTGTTAGTATTTAACTAATTGACAAGAAACTGTTTCTCAAACTCTAGCAGATCGGAAGGAACATAATCGTTTAGGATACTACTTTTAAGCTCTACAGAATCACTCCAGAACCTACCCTGACGCTCAAAGAGTTTGATACCAAGGTGTTCATACTTCAGGTTGGTAGGAACAAAGACTTTGAAATTACCGTTCTTATTCTGTGTAAGTTTGGATAAATCTGTATTTTGTTGCGAGGTGACCATTATTGTCCATCGGCAATGGAAAAAGAGGTTTTCAAAGATTAAGTAATCTTCTAGGTAAAGTTCAGGTTTCTCACAGATCATCCTACAGACAAACTGGGGGGAGAGGTAATGATCCTCACAAGGTTTATTGAGTTTCATCGCCTCTTCACTGATTAGCCCAGTTTTGACTGTACCAGAACTGAAGATCATGTCATAGAAGATACGGCCAGCAGCCCTTTTTGCGTGTGAATCAATAGGATACAGATCAATGTTGGAACGAAGAGCGTTGTACGCAAACTTGGAGTAAGTTGTCCAGCGATCAGACATAATTAACGTTTGACAACGGAGATGGCAGGCTCACCCTGATGAAATACAGTGTCAACCACAGCCTGAACCTTGCGGGAAGTGGAAATACCCACTTTATCATAGACGGGGATACAAACGAGCCCAAACGTCTTCTGACGGTCACCCAGACGGATCACACGACCGATTGTCTGAGAGATACCAATATAGTCCATATTACGAAGAAACACCACAGATTCAAGACCATTGACATTGATACCTTCAGAAAGGATAGAGTGATGCATCACCACAAACTTCTTAGTGGAATCTTTACCCCACGCATTGAGAGTGTCAAAGAACACCTCACGATTGACCCTCTGGCCGTCAATAATCGCACCAGTCTTGGAGGTAATCATCATCCAAGAATAACCACGATCTTGCAACTCTTTGCACAGATCACTTTGTGAAGTCAAACCAACCAACTGTTTGGTGGTTCGCGCACAAACAAGGATTTTCTTGACATTCTGATCGTCGATGGTCTCCAGAAGGTGAGATGCATCACGATCGTAGATAACTTGACGATCCTGAACCATTTCAAGTTGTTTGACTACAACTTTGGGAGGAAGGATGTAACCACCCTCCACAAGTTCAGGTGCAGAAACATTACAAATGACCTGACCATAAACTTCTACATCATTCATCCCAGGCTTACCGACTGCGAGAGAATGCTTTGGCGTTGCCGTATAAAAATAACAACGATCAGCTTCTTGACTGAAGTATTCAGTTGCAGGGAAGAAGTTACGTTTGACAGAGTTGTGAGCTTCGTCAAAGTAAATCGTATCTACATCAATTTTAGCATCAACAAGACGCTGCAAAGAGTTGTAGGTAGTAAAAATTAACTGATGAAGATTCGCAGCGAGACACATACCAGTGTGAACAACAATGTCAGCAGGTTTGGTAGTGCTGTAGTGATGAGTTTCTCCACTGTGAACGTGCATCACTTCAACATTTGTGATATGCTCAAGAAACTCGGCAGACAGTTGTTCAGCGAGCAAGATGCGAGGAGCACAAACTACAACTGTCTTAGCAGTTTCGGACTGAAACAGGCGGAGACAATCATAGATCATCTTCAGAGTCTTGCCACCACCAGTCGGTACAATAATCTGACCTTTGCTGTACTTCTGCATTGCAGACACAGCGCGGTGTTGATGTGGGCGAAGCGTAATCATGAATTGCGTTTCAATATGGCTAGAATACCCTTTAACCCGTGACAGGGCAAGGGGCTTTGGATCAGGAGACCTTATCAGTCGTATAAGTATACTCAATGTTGCAAGAATCCAGAACTCTCATCATTAAGGTGAGTGTTCTTTGGTGTGGTCGTTGTTTCCAACCATACCATTGTGTTCTCTTGCCTACATCGTATGGAGGCACTTGACCCACAGAGTAATACTGATCAGCTGTAGTGTCATAGGTTAAACCTCTGTCATCATAAAGCCACCAGTGTGTATCACCTCTGTAGTCTATTCCACTCATCGGAATCAAATCATGAGGATCCAAGAGATAGAATAGGGCCTGGGTAGAATGGTAACAATGACCATACATCGGGTTCTTTAGATTCTCTTCCCGATACTTTTTGGTGAGAAGATCTGGAGTCAGGTGATTGCGAATGATTTTCATCATTGATTCTGCACCCTCTTCAGAGTAATAAAAAGGGGCGAATCTCAGAGTGCGAGTCTCAAAGATTTCTCCGTTTTCGTACCGATGTCTTTCTACTCTTTTCATTCTTCACCTGTTTAGTGATGTAATTTTTCGCACTCTCGTAGTTTCTACAAACTTTGACGTGTTGCCCATTATGTATGATCGCCAACTGTTTGGAGTTGATAATAGGAATTGCAGCCCACATTCCATCCTTTGTGACATAAGGTCTCGTATCAGGTTTGGGATCTAGAATAGTATCCCACTGATTCATATCACTGTAATTCATTCAGATACTCATAGAACAAAATCTCTTCCATATAACGAGCTTCAACTTCGTGTGGTTGTTCCCAATACTCGATGTCTTCCACACATTCTTTTCCATAATACATTTTACCACATCTCACACGAAGAGAACCGGTTACCCATTGTTTCAAATGAGTGAGTTCGTGCAGAAGAGTCTCAATGTAAAGATCTCGTGGCAAATGAGTATCAATCTCGATCAAAAAGTGTCTGGGTCGATATGATTGACCAACATAATCACAGTAACCATACACCTTCTCACGTTTCAGACCACGATGAACAATATCTATCGTGATTTTGTGACGTGGAAGATACTTATTCAGAAACCAAGAGGTAACATTCTCGCAGAGGCGTTTAGAGTAAGCGTATCCACTGTGAAAAACAACTGACATAACCGAACACCCCAGTTCATAAAAATGAAAAAAGAACCAATGAAGATAAGTTTATACATCATATCTCATTTCCACAAGTTTGCCATAGATCTTGGCATAAAAGATGTTTGTACTTTTGTCACCACCATTCAAGATTTCTTTCTTAACAAGTTCCATCAAAGCTTGGATTTCATCTTTCTGCCACTCTGGCAGAAAGTTTCCATAATGTTCGGTGACTTCCATTGGGGGGATGTGTTTTAGGGTTCCACCATACACCCATAAAAAGGTCTTGGCAAGGCCCTTGACAGGGCTCTGTTTCGTGAGTAGGATAACTCTGTCAAGGATGATGTGAAACTTAGCTATGAGATTCAAAGTAAGCTATAAGAAACCAAAGAAAAAAGGTTACTACTCGCAACAAGTAGCAACCTTTTATGATGAAAGAGATGCTCTCAATTGGGAACATCATATTAGAAAAAGTGGATGTAAAGAAATTATCTTAACTGTTGATATCTCGTAGTGAAGGGGACTACGCGCTCTCAAGGGCAGTCAGACGGGTTGCCAAGGCAGAGATTTGGTGTTGCTGCTCATCAATTGTGATGTTGTTGACAGCCACCATGCCTTGTAGGGTTTCGATTTTAGCTACCGCTTCCTGCAGTGCAGCCGTCAGCAGGGGCACCAGCTTGGACTGGTCGATGCCTTGGTAGATGGGGTTTCCGTCGTCATCGACTGCATCTTTCTCGCCTGCAATGGCTTCTGGAACAATCGTAGCAACTTCGTGTGCAATAAAACCGTCAACAGTAGTATCTGGATCTGCAATAAAGTTGAAACGACTTGGTTTTAGTTGCCGAAGACGGACGATGCCATCAGCAACCGGAGCAATGTTTTCCTTTAAACGGTAGTCCGAAGTCGTAACGTAGGAAGTTGCCGTAAGGCTGGTTTGCACTGAGCCAACAATGTTTCCAGCACGCGCAAAGATAATTGCATAATCACTTGCAACGGTCGCTCGCGTATTGCTAACCGTCATTGGA